CACTTATTTAAGTGCAATTTTTAACACCACAACCACATCTGCAACTACTGCAGTTATTTATGGTTCAATACCTCAAAGCACTTATAATAGTGTTGTTGCGTCGTATCCTGTTGATAACAGTCCATACGGATGTGAAAATAATTATGAAGCAAATGATTTGAGTGCGGCATCGAACGACTCTTGGTATTACGCTAATTTTGATATTTCATCAGGTAATGCATATACTGGATATTCGTTCTACTATACTATAAACACATTAACAGGTGATACTGTTGGTAATTTTTCAGGTAGTGTAATTGGTAATTCATATACGTTTACAGGTACTGCATATACAGATTTTAATAATATGGTTGTTGCAACTGTTCGTTCAAGAGGTATTTCACTTTACACTAACAGTTCATCAAGTGAGAATCACGGACAAATTTATCAAGTAAGTGGTTTAACTGATTTAACTTTACTTTCGACAGGTCAATATTCAGGTATTACTCAATCACCATATGAACAATTTGCATTATCAGGTATTACAAAAGACGGAGATACATTCCAACTTGAAACTTCGTTATTAGCATCAAGTGCTAAGTACATTACTAAAGTTTTGGGTGTTGATAATTTTGGTAAATCAAGATTTGAAGTTCCTATTTATGTTGAAGAAACGTATCAAAGTTCTTTAAATTACGCATATAATCAAGGTTATATTCGTGGATTAAATTCTACTTTAATTGCATTACCAAGTGCTAGAAGTGAAAACACTTCATCAATTGCATACAATTTAGAAAAATATCAATCACCTGAAACACCTTATTTAGTTTCAGAATTAAGAGGTAATAAAGTTTATAACTTATTCAAATTCATTTCAATTTCTGATGGTGATGCGGCAAATACTGAAGTTAAAGTTTCAATTGCTAATTTATCATATAATAGTATGTCATTTGATGTGTTTGTAAGAAATTTCTTTGATACAGATACTAATCCAGTGGTTATTGAAAAATTCACAAATTGTAACATGGACCCAGCTTCTAACAATTTTGTGGCTAAAAAAATCGGTTCTGCGGATGGTGAATTTGCGTTGATATCGAAATATGTAATGATTCAATTGTCTGACAACTATCCTGTAGATGCACTACCTTGTGGATTCTATGGTTACACTCAAAGAGAATATCAAGATTATAACGTGTATCCATCACCATATCCTAAATTTAAAACAAAATACTTCTACCCTGGTGAAGTTATTAGTAACCCACCATTCGGTTCAAACGCAGGTGGAGGAACAGTTGAATCGGCAGGAGATATTGTTAGAAGAAGTTATTTAGGTTTTTCAAGTCAATATGGTATTGATGAATCATTCTTAACTTATAAAGGTAAACAAACACCAGCAGGATGGATTTCAAATCCTTTGGCTGAAGGTCAACCTTGGAATGTATTAAGTAAAGGTTTCCACATGGACTCAGGAGCAACTGTTGTAACAATTGCAAATACTTCTATGTCAAGTGGTGAAACAGCGTTCGAATGTGGTGTTGCTGAATTCAGAGAAGACCCATCAACTCAAGAAAACCCTTATTATTTCATCTACTCAAGAAAATATACAGTATGTTTTGCTGGTGGATTTGACGGATGGGACATCTACAGAGAATGGAGAACTAACGAAGACAGATTCCAATTGGGTTCATCAGGTTACTTAGCGGGGGCGGCACCATCATCAAGATACCCAACCGCAACAGGTGACGGTTTATTCAAAAGAATTGTGGTTCAAAACAACACACAAGATTTTGCAAACACCGATTACTATGCTTACTTACTTGGTATATTAACATTCGCAAACCCTGAAGCAACAAACATTAACGTGTTTGCTACAAGTGCGATTGATTATGTTAATAACTCAAACTTAGTAGAAGAAGCGATAGACATGGTACAATACTCAAGAGCTGACTCAGTTTACATTGCAACAACTCCTGACTATAACATGTTTACTCCTGATTCAACTAATCCTTTAGATATCATCTACTCACAAGAAGCGGTTGATAATTTGGATAATACAGGAATTGACTCTAACTATACAGCTACTTACTATCCTTGGATTTTAACAAGAGATACCGTTAACAATACTCAAATCTATTTACCACCAACAGGTGAGGTTTGTAGAAACTTAGCATTGACTGATAACATTGCATTCCCTTGGTTCGCATCTGCGGGTTACACAAGAGGTCTTGTAAATTCAATCAAAGCTAGACAAAAACTAACTCAAACTGATAGAGATACATTGTATCAAGGTAGACTTAACCCTATCGCAACTTTCTCTGATGTTGGAACAGTAATTTGGGGTAATAAAACATTACAAGTCGCTGACACAGCACTTAACAGATTGAACGTAAGAAGATTATTACTTCAAGCTCGTAAGTTAATTTCAGCGGTAGCAATTAGATTATTGTTTGAACAAAACGACCAAGTCGTTAGACAACAATTCTTAGATAGTGTTAACCCAATCTTAGATTCAATTAGAAGAGATAGAGGTTTATACGATTTCCGTGTAACCGTATCTTCAACACCTGAAGATTTAGATGCAAACAGATTAGTGGGTAAAATCTACTTAAAACCAACGAAGGCGTTAGAATTCATTGATATTGAGTTCTTCATTACACCAACAGGTGCTTCGTTTGAAAATATCTAATAATAAATTATGGGGGTACATAAAGTACCCCCTAATAGCCAAAGTATGAAAAGACAACTTAACGAAGGATTTAAAGGAGACGGAACTCCAGATATGAAATACTATGCATTTGATTGGGATGATAACATTGTTCACATGCCAACCAAGATTATGATTAAAACTGAAGATGGAGAAGAAATGGGTATGAGTACCGATGATTTTTCAAAATACAGACACGATTTAGGTAAACAACCTTTTAAATATCAAGGAGAAACAATTGTAGGTTATGCTGAAGACCCGTTTAGAAACTTTAGAACAGGTGGAGATAAAGATTTTTTAATTGATGCTATGAGAGCAAAAGAAGGTCCTGCATTTGCAGATTTCAGAGAAGCAATTAATAATGGTTCAATCTTTTCAATTATAACTGCAAGAGGTCATAATCCCGAAACTTTAAAACAAGCCGTTTACAATTACATTATTAGTGGATATAATGGGATAGATAAAGACGAACTAATTAAAAATCTTAAAAAGTATAGGTCGTTTGTCGGTGAGGAAGATATGAGTGATGACGAACTAATTAAATCATACTTAGAACTTAATAAGTATCATCCAGTTATTTTTGGACAAGGAAGTGCTGCGAATCCTGAAGAATTAAAAGTTAAAGCAATGGAAGAATTTGTTTCTTATATTAAGGCTATGTCAGGAATTATTAATAAGAGAGCATTTATTAAAAATGAAATTTCAAATAATTTTATACCAGAGCAACCTAGTATTGGATTTTCAGATGATGATATTAGAAATGTAGAAGTAATGAGTAAACATTTTAAAGATAAACCAGATAATCTAGTTAAGACTTATTCTACTGCATCTGGAATAAAAAAAGAATATAAGTAAAGAATAATCCAGTTAAAAAAAAAGTAAATAGAAAAACTTTTTAACAAGGATATATTTATAGAATATAAACAATTAAAAAATACAAAAAAAAATTAAAATAACATGGCTGATTTATTAATGAAAATGCCGATACCTTACGAACCAAAAAGAAAAAATAGGTTTATATTAAGGTTTCCATCAAGTTTAGGAATTAACGAATGGTTTGTGGAGACAGCTTCAAGACCAGCAATTAAAATTGGTTCAACTGAAATACAATTTTTAAACACGTCTACATTCGTTGCAGGTAGATTTAATTGGGACCCAATTAGTGTCAAATTTAGAGACCCTATTGGACCATCTGCCGCTCAAGCTCTTATGGAATGGGTTCGTTTACACGCTGAATCAGTTACAGGTCGTATGGGTTATGCTGCTGGTTATAAGAAAGATATTGACCTTGAAATGTTAGACCCAACTGGTGTTGTTGTTGAGAAATGGATTCTTTATGGAACATTCTTAACTGACGTTAACTTTGGTTCTTTAGGATATAGTGATGATGCTTTAGCGGAAATTACTTGTTCACTTCGTATGGACAGATGTGTATTGGTTTACTAATACTATTTACGAATTTTCACATACAATTATATTTAACCGTAGAGCAATAAACTTTACGGTTAATTTTTTTATATATGGAAACACAATCAATAGACTACGGTCAACAAAATTTTACATTACCACATGATGTGGTACCTTTACCATCTCAAGGTATTTTCTACAAAAACAAAAAAAAATCAATTAAAGTAGGATATTTAACTGCTTCAGATGAAAACATTCTAATGGGCGGTGGTAGTGATTTAACACTTAATTTATTACGTGCAAAAATTTATGAACCTGATATTAAAGTTGAAGAACTTATTGAAGGTGATGTTGAAGCAATCTTAATTTTTTTAAGAAATACAGCGTTTGGACCTGAAATGTCCTTAAATTTGACTGACCCTGGAACTAAAAAACCATTTAAAACTTCAGTAATGTTAGACCAATTAAGTATTGTTAATGGTCAACAACCAAATGAAGATGGAACTTTTACGGTTATTTTACCAAAATCACAATCGACTATTAAAATAAAACCTTTAAATTATGGCGAAATTTTATCAATTAGTAAATTAGCCGATTCATACCCTGCAGGTAGAGTTGTTCCAAAAATTACTTGGAGAATGGAAAGAGAGATTGTTGAGGTTGATGGGTCAACTGATAAGGCAAAGATTGCAAAATTTGTTGAATCAATGCCAATTTCAGATTCAAAATTTATTAGAAATTTTATGAATGAAAATGAACCAAGATTAGATATGACTAAAACTTTACAAGCCCCGTCAGGAGAACGTCTAACAGTAAATGTTGGATTCGGGGTGGACTTTTTTCGCCCTTTCTTCTGATTATAGAAAGGGACAGGTAGATGAATTTTACTACCTGAACACATTAATGAAAATAACATATCAAGATTTTGAAAGAATGCCTATTTTTATTAGAAAATATTTACTTGATAAATGGATTGAAGACAATAAGAAGGACTAAAAAAATAGTCCTTCTTCTATTTATATAGAAACCTAAAATAATATGGAGCAATTAAGTTTAGACGACTCAGCCGATTCTGCTAATAAACTCAAAAGTGAATTAGACAGTTGGACTAGCCCAATTGAGAAGATAATAAAATCATTGGATGATATGATTACACAGGCCGATTCACTTAATCGGGCATTTGTTGATGGGAAGACAAGACTACAAGAAATGGACAGAGCTGTGGCAAACGCAGCAGCTGGTGTTCTTAGATTAGGAGGGGAAATTGGTAACGTTTCTGAAACAATTGCGGGTATTGCTGAAGGTTCAAGAAGAAATGTTATTGCAACTGAAGAACAAGTTAGTAAACTATACGCATCTTCCAAAATATTGGGTACAAGTGCAAGAGATTTAGTTAGTAACTTTGCTGACGTAGGGTATGAAACATCTCAAATTGGACCAAATATAGAAACTTCAATTGACTATATTAGAAGTGTTGGAATGAATGCTAATACGGTAATGAAAGATGTTACCTATAATATGGGTCAAATGAATCGTTTTCAATTTGAAGGAGGTGTCGCTGGTTTAACTAAGATGGCGGCTCAAGCATCTATGTTAAGGTTTGATATGCAACAAACTTTTACTTTAGCAGATAAAGTTTTAGACCCTGAAGGGGCAATTGAGACGGCAGCGGCATTTCAAAGATTAGGTGTTTCAGTTGGTAATTTAACTGACCCATTTGCTTTAATGAATGCCTCAATTAATGACCCATCTGGATTACAAACAAGTTTATCTGAAGTTGCAAAACAATTTACATATTTTGACGAGGAAACAAATTCATTTAAAATAAATCCACAAGGCGTTTTAACCTTAAAAGCGATGGAAGACCAAACAGGTGTTAGTGCTAAGGAAATGAGTAAAATGGGATTAGCAGCTGCAGAATTAGATAAAAGATTATCTGATGTTAGTATGGCGGGATTAAAGTTTGAAAATGAGGAAGATAAACAATATTTAGCAAATATTGCCAAAATGGGTAAAGGTGGTAAATATGAAGTGGAATTGAAAGATGGTGTTACAAAAGAACTACAAAACCTTAATCAAGAAGAATTTGATGAATTAATTAAACAACAAAGAGATGCTCCAAAAACAGTTGAAGATATTCAAAGAAGTCAATTGGCGGATTTAGATATACTTGTTGCGGATGTAAAATCAATTGCAGCTAAAGGAACCTTCGGTGTTGCGTCTTCAAAATATATTGAAGGTAATGTTAGAGGAGCAGGAAGAATCGCAACATCAATTTCAGGTGCAATTAATAGTAAAGTACCTGAAAGTAAAAAAATTGCAGAAACATTAACTGCAGGTATTGATAAAATACGTGATTTATACATATCAAAAGATAGTGGTAAAATTGATAATGCGACTTTTACTAAGAAATTAGAATCAATTGAAAAGGATATTAAAGATAAAGCAACTGGATTAGGTTCAAAAGGTTTAGAAACTCTTAAAGATATGATTGAAAAAAGTGCAAAAAAAGTTACAGGAACAAGTGGTATCGAAAAAGAATATAGAGAAATGGCTAAAGAGATTGTGGATTCAATAGATAGTGTAAATTCAAAGGTTGAAACAACCAAATCTAATACAGGAAAAATTGAACCAATATCTTATGAAAGTGTATTTAAGTCAAATAAACCTAATAGTTCTGAACCAACAACAAGTAATTCAAAAAGTGTTAATTCTCAAATTGATTTTGGTGGAACTATTACTATTAAGGTTGAAGCACCTGCTGGAGTTAGTCAACAACAATTTACTGAATATTTTGAAACTCCTGCTTTTAAAAAAATGATTTACAAATATTACGAAGATACTGCAAAGGCCTTAGAACAAAAATAAATAATTCATAAAAAAAAGTCATCAATCTATTTATAGATAAAACATAAATGGCAAGTCCGTTAGATTATATTAGCAGCGAAGTTTTTAGAAAAAAACTTATAACAAGAAATTTGGTACCATATGCTAAATCTCCATATAAAGCTACGCCCCCAATCACATATGAGGTAATTCAATCCGACTTAGCGGTTATTGATAGTCCTGATGGATTAATAGATAACCCAACATTTGCAAATGGTTTATATCCATTAAATAGATGGGGTTCGGATGGGGGATTTAAACAAGTTCCAGACCCAAATGGATTAACTAACGCATTTTCAAATCAAGGTGAATATGGACCAGGTCAACAAGATGCCTATATTATAAACCAAGCTAACAGGTCAGCATTTGTTGGATGGGGTAATAACGTTCGTCCATATTTAGGTCTTAATGTTTATGGTCCAATTGGTAGTCAAGGTTCAAATGCTAATTTAATAGATTTAGATGCTGGTATATTTTTTGACCAATTAGACGTAGTTTCAAATTCAATTCCTGGAGGTACAAGAAATTTATATACTTCCCAACCTTACCCAACAACATTTAATTCTTCA